TGTTTCTTGGCGAGATCAGACAAAAACTCTGGCCGACTTGCCTGATGCCCCTCTCTTGACCGTAGCAGATCCACCAGAGTTTTTGTCTGATCTCGCCAAGAAACATTGGGATGGTGTATTCCAAATTATTTCTGACGCTGGCATTCTATCTGTTCATGACCTCATGGCCTTTACCGTCCTCTGTCATAATGTGGGGGAATGGATTGAACTGACTGAGCTTCAAAAAAAGCATGGCATGTTTGCTAAAGACAATATGGGGATCATGAGAACCACGCCTTTCTTTAGAATGTCTGCCAAGGTCCAGGACAGACTCTTAAAACTATTTGCAGAGTTCGGCTTGACACCAGCCAGCCGTGAGAGGGTGAAGCGGCTTAATCCAAAGAAACCAAAAGATGATAAATGGGGGGATTTTTAAATGGATGCTTTTGTAGAAAGACTTGTTTGCAGAAAGTGTGGTGGTCAGGTTTGTGATATTAACTACACCCCACCAACACTGATTCAAAACGCACAAGGAAATTTGATTGATGTAACGGTGATGGATTCTAATGATTATAATGAGGGTCGATTTATTGTTATATGCAATCGCTGTGAATATCGGTGGGAGATGGCAACACTTTAATTAAATAAATGGGGGGATTTTTAAGATGATTTATTTTGTTGTTATTTTGATCGTTGTGTTATCTTTACTGATGATCTTAAGTTTTTTGTCTACAGAAAGAACGTCTAAGCCAATTAAATCTAAGTCAAAAGAGATGGTGTGGCCAGAAAAAATAATGAAGTGCTGCTTCTGCGGGCTAACAAGCGGAAAAATTACAAAAAAATCATTTTATGTGTCTGACGGTGAAGGGCAGAGTTGTAATAAACCAGTGGAATATCATCAGGAATGTTGGGATGCCATTGATAAATTCCTTAAAAATCACACAGAGGATGAATTACCACATGATATACAAAATTACGTTTGTTTTGTTCAGACAATAGTTGAAGAAGAGAAGGAGTCTAAAATAAGAAGAGAAAAACACAAGCAAGCAAAAGAAAATTGGAATTCAATAAAGCCAACAATCAAGATTAAATGAAAACACCCCACGTCAATAACGCCAACCAATCAAAACATAGGAGGGATTTTTAAGATGGCACTTTTAAGTGATAAAGATTTTGAATTGGCAAGGAAAATGTCAGAATATTTTATTCTGATGGTTAGGGAAAACAAAGAAGTAGAGGGAAATAAAAGCATTGCTAAATTGTTGGCTACATCAGCTGCCTTCGTGTTTTCTTCGTCAATCGCTGATGGGGACAAGGACAAAGCCGAGGCCCTATTCCACACCCTTTACTTTATGATTAATAATGATGTGTTTGATATGCTGATGGAACAGGTTAAAAAACAGGGGGACACGGTCCATTAATGCCATCCCCCCATGTCAATAAAGCAAACCAGTACCGCAAAGACATAGCGTCTGGCAAGATAGACGCTTGCAAGTGGGTAAAGCTGGCCTGTGAGCGGCAGACCAAAGACCTTGCACTGGTCAAGGATAAGGACTGGCCCTATCGTTTCGACAAGGAAGCGGCTGAACGGGTATGTAAATTTATATCCAGACTGCCTCATGTGAAAGGTAAATGGGCTGGCAGCACTATTGATCTTGAGGGGTGGCAGTGTTTTGTTTTAACCACCACCTTTGGATGGGTAAATAAAAATGATGGCTTGAGGCGATACAGAGTAGCATATGAAGAGGTCCCGAGAAAAAATGCCAAGTCAACCATAGCCGCTGGCGTTGGTATATATATGTTGGCTTTAGATGGTGAGCCGGGGGCAGAAGTTTATTCAGCCGCCACAACAAAAGACCAAGCTAATATAATTTTTGGTGTGGCAAAGCAGATGACAAAGAAAAACAATTCTGATTCTGGGTTTAGAAATAAATTTGAAATAGGTGTTGGCGCACATGCCTTATATATTGAAAGAGATGCTAATATTTTCAAAGCCCTGGCCGCTGATTCCAACACCCTTGACGGCCTCAATCCTCATTGCCCCTTGATAGATGAACTTCATGCCCACAAGACGAGGGGGATCTATGATGTCATGGAAACAGGGATGGGCGCACGTTCTCAACCTTTAATGTTTATCGTGACTACCGCAGGGACGGACACCGCAGGGATTTGTTATGAACAGAGGAACTATGTTACTAAAATACTTGAAGGTGTGATTGAAGATGAAACCTATTTCGGGATCATTTACACGGTTGATGAAGAGGATGAATGGACTGATCCAGGCGTGTGGCAAAAAGCAAATCCTAACTGGGACGTTTCTGTTTACCCTGATGATATCAAAAGGTTAGCCAAGAAAGCAATCAACACACCATCAGCGGCAAACACATTTAAAAAATTAAGGCTGAATGTTTGGGCTGGGGCTGATTCCCAATGGATCAACCTGGAAAAACTTAAGCGTGGCATAGATCTTGATATGAAAATGGAGGATTTCGCAGGGTCCGAGCTTTGGGTTGGCATAGATTTTGCGGAGAAGTGGGACATTGCGGCAATGATATTCCTGTTCAGGCAGATTGACGAGCGGGGGTTAAGACAATATTATTTATTTAATAGGTTCTATCTGCCCGAAACAACCATTCAAGAGAGCAAAAATGCTTCCTATTCAGGGTGGGTAGACCAAGGGCACTTGATTTCTACCCCTGGGAACATTATAGATTATGATATTATCGAGGAAGACTTAAGGAAAGTCAGAGAGCAGATGGAAATAAAGGAGGTGGTGATTGACCCGTGGCACTCACAACAGTTTGCAGCACATATGATTAACGAGGGCATGGAGGTGGTTGCTGTCCCGGCTGGCAGTACTCAGGTATGGTCAGGGGCGGCCCGTCAGTTCGAGGCGATCTATTTTGACAAGCGTTTTCACTGGGATGGGAACCCGGTTTACTATTGGATGGCCTCAAATGCCGTTGCACATGAGGATGCGAAGGGGAATATCTTCCCACGAAAGGATAAGAAGCTACCGCAAAACAAGATTGATGGCATTGCCGCAACGCTTTTATCCTTCACCAGGGCAGAACCGGAAGACCCAGAGGAAGAAAATCCGTATGATAAACGAGGTTTAACTATTATTTAGGAGGGGAAATGAGAAAAATAAATCTTAACGGCACGGAGATCACCCAGGATTCACCAGCCTATGTAATTGCCGAAATAGGCCATAACCACGGGGGTGATGTTGACACAGCAACCCTGATGATTGAGAAGGCCAGGGCTTGCGGGGCCGATGCGGTGAAATTCCAGAAGCGGGACAACAAGAAACTATATACGAAAGAGTTTTACGATGCACCTTACAACTCAGAACAAGCCTATGGTGCGACCTATGGTGAACACAGGGAGGCTTTAGAGTTCAGCGAGGTAATGTTCAAGGGTCTGCTGGCCGTGGGCGGCAGGATTGGAATCACGGCTTTTGCCACCCCGTTTGACTTCGAGTCCGTGGATCTCCTGGAAAGGGTTAACTGCCCGGTTTACAAAATTGCCTCTGGCGATTCAAATAATTACCCGTTGATTCGGAGGGTGCAGGAAACGGGTAAGCCTGTTTTGATTTCCTTGGGGGGAAAAAGTCTTGCTGATGTTATTAAATTAAAAACAGAGATTAATTTCGCTAACGTGGCTTTTCTGCAATGCACAGCCACCTATCCAACCAAATCAAGCCAAATGAATCTCAGGTTTATATCTAAGCTCATGGAGGTTTTCCCTGATAATATCATCGGATTGAGTTCTCATTATTCCGGCACCCTTGATGCGGCCCTGGCCTATTCCTTGGGCGCAAGAATTATCGAGAAGCATTTCACCCTTGACCGCACCGCAAAGGGAACTGATCACGCTTTCTCCCTTGCACCTTCCGGCCTCTCTAAAATGATTTCCTATCTTTCCGAAACAAAGGACATGATGTCTTCCGATGCTATCAAAATTATTCTACCGGAAGAGGTTGAGCCGATGCGGAAGATGGGTAAGAGTCCGTATTTGAAATATGGCATCAGAAAGGGTGAAATTGTAATGGTGGACAACCTGGAACTGAGAAGCCCATTCGCAAAGCTTCCACCTGAGTATATTGATAAATTACCCGGATACAAGGCGTTGGAAGACTTAACCACTGAGAGCGTTTTAGGTGCTAATACGTTACAGGAGAGTGGAGGATGACATTCAACCTTGAAGGAAAAACAGCCCTGCTTGTGGGTAGCTCCGGCAACCTTGGGCCTGTGTGGTTGGAGGCCTTGGAAAGCAGTGGCGTGACCGTGCTTGCTCCTGATTTAACAGAGTTAGACGTTGAAGTTCCAGGGAGTATAGAAAATTATGTTAGGGTTTGCCGGACTAAAAAAGAAATACCTGAAATTATTATTTACAATGCCGGAATAGACAATCCACCAAATTCAACATCAGATATGTGGGGCAGTCGCAGGATAATGGACGTTAACTATTTTGGGGCGCAGGATGTTTGTGAGGCTTTTTGGGAGTTATTTAAAAGATGGGGCGGTCATATTATTTTTATCGGCTCTATCTTTGGGAGCGTGTCACCTGACCATCGGAACTATCCTGCCGGATTCGATAAGCCAGCCATGTATGGGGCAAGCAAGGCGGCATTAGGGGAATTGACCAGACATCTTGCGACCAGGGGTGCGCCCTTTGGCATCCGGGTCAACATGCTTTCACTGGCGGCCTTTGACAGCGGGCAGGAAGAAACCTTTAAGAGAAAATATTTGAGAAGCGTTCCAATGCAGAGGATGGCCCAAGCAGACGATTACAAGTGGGCCTTGATTGGACTTTTAATGCAAACCTATATGACGGGCCATGAGATGATGGTCGATGGGGGATATACAGCATGGTAAACCTTAAAAGAATATTGGGCGGCTTAATGATAGGATTTGTTTTTTTAGTGATATTTGTATCTATGGCTGTTTCTGATGGTATTTGGCTGGCACTTGGTGCGTTTGTCTCAGTTATTTTTATAGTCATCTTTTTGGCTATAGGTGTATTTTTAACTTCGAATGAGGGGGAGAAATTATGGTAGAAAGAAATAAATGTGGAGAGTGTTTATATTGTCAGGCTCAGAATGAAGAGGTCGGGATATGTAATTACGATATCCCTCAAGTCGCCACGATTAATAAGCCGGGAGCGAATAAGTTTCAGCAGGACCAGACACAAGTTGAGGCTGTTCTGCCTCCTGTGAGGCTGGATAAAGTGGGCTGCCATCATTTTCACGGGGCCGGGGTTTATGCACCTGGACCATACATGAGCAAAAATGATGTTGGGGTTGATCATTCTGGTAGTGGAAGTGTTTCATCAAAAGATGCCTTGGATATTTTAGAGGACGATGAATCCATTAACGTGATTGCCAGGGGTTCGACAGGTTCGGTGGATGGTGTTCTTTTAACTCAACCATCAACGAGTGGCAAAGATGACTGAGAGAGCCTGTAGGATATCAGCCACGGTTGAGGTTCTCGCTGATTTATTCAGCCTTCCTGAAGGAATGTCTATTCTTGCGCTTCAAATGGATTACACGAAGTTACCGCCTCAAGTTATTTTAATTTTAAAGGGTGGGGATTTACCAGAGGTTGAGGAAGGGACATTTTTACCAATCGGAAGCCTTGAAATAACACAGAGTTTTTCTTCTTGTTGCAACGCAAAAGAGATAAAAGGGAGGGTTATTTTTGACTAAACCGATAGCATTGATAGGCGCAAGAGGGGGAAGCCAGAGGGTGCCGGGCAAGAATGTTCGTGGGTTGAACGGTCATCCTTTGGTTGCCTATTCGATCAGGGCAGCCATTGATTCAGGGGTGTTTGAAAGTGTTTGGGTTTGTTCGGACACTTATGAAATATATAGAGTTGCTAAAAATTATTATGCGTGGTCCTACGAAAGAGAAAAATCTGAATCCAGTGAAACTGATTTTATTTGGATAAATAATTTTTTTAATGAGATGGTGGATTATGCTGAAATATTCGATACCTTCGCCATAATTAGGCCGACCACGCCATTCCGCAAGCCCGAAACAATCAAGGCCATGTGGGAGGCGTACAGCGCACGGGATGATATCACCTCTATGCGCTCAATGGTCAAGGTAACTGAGCATCCCATGAAGATGTGGGAGATTCTGGAAGAGGTCGCAAAGCCGTTGATGGCAGAAAGCGACTTGATGGAACTTTACAATCAGCCGACACAGGACTTCGATCCTGTTTATGTCCAAAATTCAAGCATGGAATTTTGTAAGACTGTTAATCTTGAGGGTGGCTCATGGTCAGGGAAAGTGATTGCCCCGTTTATGATGGATGCAATCGAGGGCTTTGACATTAACACTGAGCTTGACTGGATGATGGCTGAACAATTAATCAAAAGTGGCAAGGCAACTTTGCCGGAGGTGGGGAATGATTCTTAAATATATACCATATAGTGAGTTTTACCTTAAGGGTGATTCCGTTGAACGGCTTGCCTACATGCACCGGATCAACGCTCTGTATATGATCCAAAGGGCTGGAAGCGGTCATATCGGCACCTGTTTTTCATCGGCTGAAATAATGACCCGGCTTTATTATGAGGAAATGGGGCCGGATGATATTTTTCTGAGCAGTAAGGGCCATGATGTGCCGTTGCAATATTCTATCTTGGCGGCTCGTGGCATTATCCCGTTTGGCGATATTCACACTTTCAGGCAGCCGGACGGCCTACCGGGACACCCCGACATTAAAACACCGGGGATTGTGACCAATACCGGGAGCCTGGGCATGGGGATAAGCAAAGGAAAGGGGCTGGCCTTGGCAAAGAAGATGAAAGGTGAGCCGGGCCGGGTGTTTGTGCTTTGTGGTGATGGGGAGATGG